ATTGTAGAGTAATTAAATTATTCAAAACAGTCAAAGTTCCTGGAAAATAATCAGTTCCATCATTCAATTCATCGTTTTCATTTAAAAAACTATCACTATAAACACTGAATAAGTTGTCTGGCTTTATTGAAGATCTTCTTACATGAAAACTTACATTTTGTGTAATATTAATAGCATTATCATTCGAATCTGTATATTCGAATTCGGCATAAAAATCTGAATCCTGATCTACATAAATGTCAAATGTTCCTGCATTCATTTCTTAGATCCTATATGATACTTACACACCAAATTCCAATCTTTTTTCTCTTTGAATGGAACTATTTTAATTTGATTAATCCCCGCTATAGGATCTGTTTCCTTTAACGGAGTGACTAATTTGAGAAGATTCCATTCTTCAAGTAATTGCGCTATTTTATTTCTTCGTGCAATATCATTTTCTGATATTTCAGAAGCAAGTCCATCTAAAAGAAACATTTCTTTAAAATGAACAATATAATACTTGCCTTTTTTATGTAAAATGTGGCATGATTGGTATAGAGTATTTTCTTTCTTAGAAGAAATTCCTATTCTTGTAAGTGTTTCTTTGATTTTAAGAAAATTCTGCTCATCATCAAAAGTCACTTCCAGAAGGTCTTCTGGTGCTATTTTGCTTTTCATAAATTACTTTCCCTTATTAAGTTATGCCATTTCTATCTCCTATATTTATAAAATAAATTATTTCAACCCTTCTTTTGACGCAAAAATAGCGTTTATACTGTCTTTCTGGTTTTGATTTAAAAACCCGTAATATTCCTCTGCTTTTTTATATGAGCATTGAAAATATTCCATGATATTTTTGATAGAAATTTCTTTCAATAAATCATCTGGTTTTTTCTTCCATTTTGTGTATCTTTTTCTCTTTCTTATGGCACCAATCAAATATTGATATTGGTCCTTTTTGGACACAAAAGATACACGATTCATCTGGTTTGCATGCATCAATGTGTCTGGAAAATAAGACAAATATTTATTGATTATAAAAGGAACATACTGCTTTTCTAGCAGTATGTCCTCCTCCAGAATGTTCTTTTTTGTATAATTGATAGAATTTAAAAAATCAAAGACATTCATTTTTTAAATGTTACCTCCATCATAAGATGAACCAGACAAGCAGAATTATTAATTTCTGCATCTGCCACAAATGCCGATTTGTATTGATAATCTGCCAAAATCAATATTGCAGTAGGAATACTTTCAGGTTCAACATAATCATTTAAGGAATCGAATAATTTTCTAAAAATAACAGAAGAATCCATGTCATTGTTTCTGGCTGTCCAGTTTCGAACAGATTCAAAATCTTTCTTTTTCATTGATTTGAACAGATCAATGATCGATTCATCAGAAAGATTACAAAGAATAGATTCGTTGATAGACCCATGTAGAGAGGCTTTCTGAAGTTCATTCAGAATTCTACGGAAATCTGGAAAGAACTTGATTATGAATTTTGCAAGTGCTTGTGCATTATATTCCACCTTTTCTTCGGAAAGAATACTTTTTGCTCTCTCGAAAAATTGAGTGCATAGTTCTGGTTTATCTGTTTTCTCAAACTTGAAATCAATAATTGTGCATCTAGAGTGAAGAGGAGCAATGATCTTGTTCTTGTAATTACATGTAAGAATGAATCTACAATTTTTTGCAAACTCTTCCATGAACCCACGAAGAGCAGGTTGCATGCTCTGGGGATTGGAATAATCAAATTCGTCCAGAATTACAATTTTTGTATTTCCTCCAAGAGCAACAGAACTTGCAAAGTTCCGAATCTTGGTTCTCAGAGTATCGATATTTCCATCTTCGGAGCAGTTAATCAGGATGGAATCACATCCTAACTCGTTGCACAGTGCTTTTGCTACCGTGGTCTTTCCACACCCCGGACCACCACAAAGCATGAGATTCTGTATCTCTCCGTTGGAAACCATTTCCCGGAAAGGAGTTTTAAGTCTTTCCGGGAGAATGCATTCTTCTATTGTTTTAGGACGATATTTTTCTACAAAAAGAAAATGTGTGGGATCTGAGTTCATAGATTAGTTCTGATAAGTAGAATCCATTTCAAGAGCAATCCAATAGGTAATATTACGACTGGAGGAAGTGAATCTAGAAACAATATTTGAACTGATATCAACATCATAATTGTCAGGAACCAACTTTAGATTTTCAATCATAAAGTTAAGACAAAAGTTACCAACAAATTCTTGATTTGATTGTACATTCATGCTGAAGGAATTGCTACCCTTATCCTTCTTGTCATGTACCTTGATTACGACCTCATCATCATTGTTTTCTACGGTAACATCAGAAACACCAAGAATGGATGCTGCCTTCTTCAAATCAACAATTTCACTTTCAGTGATATGGAAAGATAGATCAATCTTGGGCATATTGATCTTCTTGGTTGGAATTGTCAGAAGTTTCGGATCACTGTAGTAATATTGAATACTGCGATGTCCACTTGAAATCAGGACATACTTGTCATGAAACTCAAGTTCTGGATCTTTGAAGATCGAAAGAGTTCCGAGAAACTTTGGAAGATCCCATACACCAAATCCTACCTCAAAAGTTTCTGATACTTCTGCTTCAGACAGAATATTTTTAATTGGAGAAATAGTACTAATTACATTTCCCGGATTAATAAAAATATTTGAATTGATTGATGCATAATTCTTAAGAATGTCAAATGTTTCACTAGTTAATTTAATTTTATTCGCTGTTTGCATAATATAGTCCTTTTTCATGTAGAATTTTTCTTAATATACTCTACACCATACTTATCTTCAATAGTTTTCTTTCTAGAATTTTCTGAAACACCTTCTTGTGAAGGAAGATAAGTAGAAAATCCAGGCATTTTTAATGGACATGATACTTTAGGAAAGTCTAACTTGGAGTATTGTTCTTTCCCATTGATAACTAGAGTAACTAACTGAGTCATCTTTTTATCACCACATCCACATGCTCCACAATAAAAAGAATTCTCAAATTTTCTACTATCTTTTCTATCTGCACAGGGAGGAAGACCTAATTCTTCAGAGCCATGACAACTAAGCACTCTAAGATTTTTAGTTTCTTCTGGTGCTTTTTTATTGGTCAATCCTCTAGAAACCATAGATTCACCAAATGATTTTGCTTTTTGAAGAATATTTGTTTTTTCTACAAATTTTTCATCAGATTCTTGCTTTTTTCTAATCAATTCATATTGTTCTCTTGCTCGTTTGATTAACAATTCTTTATATTCTTTGCTAGTTAATTGTTTTCGTTCTTCACTCATAATCTTCCTCCCATTCATCTTCAAGAGATTCTAAATTGTTATTCTCGTTGACTTGTCTTATGATATCATTAAGACTTTCTCGAGTTTTGTGTCTATCACTCTTTCTTTTTCTCTTGTTGCTTGATTTTTGAATTCTTCTGAAATCAAAATCTTCCTCGGAATAATCATTTCTTTTACTCATCGGTAGTCTCTTCTTGTTCCTTTGAAATAGTAAAATCTGGAAATGCCTTCTGAATAAATTCAAGAGGCAAATTAGGGATTGACTTTGTTGTTAGAATTGATGAAAGAATTGCTGCATCGGACCAATGGATTTTTTCTAAAATACCCATAAGAATTCTAAATTGCTGTCTAGGATAAATCTTCCAAATCTTCTTCTTATTTGGAAAATCAAATAAATAATTCAATCTTCCTATATTGACCTCTTTTAAAAGATCAGAATAAGAATAACCATAAGGAGAATCGTCTAAACGATATTTGGGAATACTTGAAATAAGAGAAACATATTCAGGATCATATGCAAATCTGAATAATTGCATCATTGCATTTGATTTGTTTTCTCTTAAAATTTTAATTTTTTTATCTTCTTCTGTCTCTTGGTTCATAAGAGAAAGAATTTCACCAATATATTTGTTTATTTTCATAATTAAAACTCGTCTATAACTTCCATGAGATTAGATAATTTATTCTTTACAAAATATTCAAAGAGTTTTTCTTTTCCTTGAACGGTAGGTTCCAGTTTATACTCACTCAGTATCTTATCGGTGTACTCTTTAGGTATATAGGAGAGATCGACCAATTTTTGATTTCTGTTATAATTAATTTTTAGATATTCTGGTATATTTTCAATAATAATTTCTAACTTCTTTTGAGACAATGGTTTCTGTCTCTTTCCTTCTACAATAAATGTATCGTCGTCAGAAAGAACATTCGGAATCCCATCAGAAGTATCACCCCTCAAAATATGCTCTTTGAGGAAGTTTTGCGGATTTTCACAATAAATAAAGTTTTTATGAATAGGACTATACTGCTTTACATTTGTGTATCTTTGAAGTTGCTGAAAATCCTTATCACTTGAAACAATAAGAATTTTCTCTTTATTGTTATAATTCATACACAATGTTGCAATAATATCATCTGCTTCACATCTTTCTACACACATAACTTTGTATGGAAAATTTTCTCTTACTTCTTTTCGAATCTTGTTCATTGCATCGAAGATTTTACTCCAATCATGACCATCTGTTTCTCTGGTCTTTTTGCGAGATGCTTTGTAATGTGGAAAAACATCCTTTCTCCATGAATCTCCTGCATCATCACAAATGACAAGGTTTCCATATTGTTGACCGAACTTAGATTTATAAAATCTATATGTATTCAGAACAATATGACGAACAGTATCTTCAGAAAATAGTTCTTCTCTATTATCAGAATAATTATATTGAGTAAAAATTGTAGATAGAATAATTTGTGTGTTGTCTAGTAAAATCATCGACTTAGTACCTGAATAATTAGCATATCGTCGGAAATCCTTCCATTAACAGGGTATTCCTTAGACTTGATTTCCTTGTATGCATTTGAAGAAGCACGAAGACCCTGAGTGAATCTTCCTCCATTCATAAGCAACTTAGTATTTCGAACTCTCTTTCGAGAAGACTTTTCGTTATCAAAATTAATAATCTTAGTTCCCTTTACACTCAGGCCATCACCGAGAGAAGAACTCTCATACACATAAAGAATTCTCTTTGAAGGATTATAAAGAATTGCTCTTGATGCTCCGATGATCTCCTTTGGGTGTACAGAAGTCAACTTTAATTCTTCGAAGGACTTCAAGTAATTGACCTTGGAAACCAATTGATCTGGAGACTTCTTCTTCTTTGCTCTTGGCTTTCTTTGTGACTTTGCTACTTCACTTTGTTCACGAAGAAGAGAAACAATCTTCTTGGTATATTCGGCAAACTTTCGAAGATTTGGCTTACTTAGCCACGAATACCCTTCCTTCAGTTGTTCATCTTCTCCCCCGAGAGCAAGTTCCAATTCAATATATCTTTCATGGAAAAATTCAGCCATACGATTTGCATGAATAGATCGAATATTATTAGACTTGATCCATTCAGCAACATCGACAACTTCGTTCTTTTCCTTCTTATGAAGATTCATAAGGTAAATGTCAACATTGTATTCAAGATCAGCAATCAATTCTGCAATCTTGTTCTTAATGTTTTCTTGAACATTTACAGAAGGAGCATCTTCTTTCTGAGAACCATATGATTGAAGAGCATTGATACTCTTTGTCAATGTTTCCTGAATTGTAGGAGGCAATTCAATACCCTTGTTTGAAATATGCGCATAAATCCCTGCATATTCCCATTCATATGCCTTCTTTGGTGCATGAATAGCATCAAGAGTC